TCAGTAAGCAGTTTTCTGTGCCTGCCTCAAAGACTAATAATAAAATCTTTAGACACTACTATAACTACGACATCACTAATGGCTTTGATGCAAGGTTAAGACAAGAGGCGGAGCTACACATTAATCACTTACCCTTTAAGAAAGGAAGGCTGAAGTTAGATGGTGTAGATATGCGCAACAATAAGCCTTACGCCTACAAGGTTACTTTCTTTGGTAGCGTAGTAGAGTTAAAGGACATCTTAGGAGAGGATAAGCTACCTACACTAACTGTTGGTGCAGGAAGTCTTGATATAGACTTTGATTATTCTACTACTGGACTACTAAACAACTTAAAGACCTTACATTCTACTAAGAGTGCAGGCGGTACAGTAACGGGAGTATCACTTCCATTAATCACCCACAGCCAAAGGCTGTATTACGATTCAGCAGAAGATTCTGAGTTCTCAGGCAACTTATACTACGGAACTAAGGTGCAGGGAGTGAAGTACAATCAACTAAAGTATGCAGTACGCTTAGACAAGATTATAGAGGCTATAGAGTCTAAATACACAGTAGCTAATGGCTACGCAACAGACATAGCATTTGCAAGTGACAGTTTCTTTAAGGATGCTACTAAGGATGTGTCTAAGTTATATATGTGGTGTCACAGAAAGAATGGCTCACTGACTATTGAGGCAGGTAATGACCAAAAAGTACCTTTCACACAGACTAACGACCCCTCTCCTGTATCTTTTAATATAGATTTAGTAGGAGATTTACTTATTGAGGTAGCTCCTTCAGCAGATGAGACTATCAACCTAATAGCAACCACTACCAATAATGCTAAGTACGACCTTGTTGTTAAGAAGAATGGTAATGTAGTAGCCTTCTATGAGGGAGTTTCGGGTACAGTAGCACCTGCGTTCTCTACGGGTAACTTTCAGGTAGGAGATAAGTTTGCTGCTTATATAAGAACTTATGACGAGACACTAACCTTTAGTGATATCAAATGGCAGAATAAGGTGGGTAACTCACCTCAACAGACCTCAGCGAACTCATCACAGCTAAGTTATACAAGTAGTTTTAAGTTCAACTTAGCAGAGAATCTGCCTGAGATGAAGGTAATAGACTTCTTATCCAGCCTATTTAAGATGTTCAACTTAGTTGCTTATGTAGAAGACAACGGAGAGATACAAGTACAACCTTTAGATGACTTCTATCAGACTACAGAGTATGATATTACTAAGCATATAGATGTAGAGCAGTCTAATATTGATGTGGCACTTCCCTTTAAGGACATCTTCTTTAAATATCAAGATACTAAGACTATTCTTGCAGAGCAACACTTTCAAGAGATTGCAGACCCTCCTGTAGAATGGGGTGGAGAGGAATATACAGATGTAAAGAACATAGAAGGGACTACTTACAAGGTAGAACCTGACTTTCACCACTGTAAGTTTGAGAATATAGTAGATGTAGCTACCAATACCACTACGGGTATTCAGTGGGGCTACTTTGTAAATGATAATGAGGAAGCGTATGTCGGTAAGGCACTTCTTCTGTACATAAACAACCTATCACCTTCTGTAGATTTATCATTTGTATCTAACGATGCAAGAGTCCTTATACAAAGTTCTGAGAGTATTAATATGCCTTCTAACTTAGAGGATATTACTGATGAGACTACAAATAACATCCACTTTGGAGTAGAGAAGAGTGAGTATAACAATTTAGATGCTGAGGAGACGCTATTCAAAAGGTTCTATCAGACTTATATAGAGAACATCTTTAAGGCTACCAACAGAATCACAAAGGTAAACGCAATATTACCTATCAGTCTTATTCTGAATATTAGCTTATCTGATATTATTGTTATTGCAGACAGAAAGTACAGAATAAACGCTTTGGATATTGATGTGTCTACAGGTAAAACTAAATTAGAATTGATTAACCACTATGATTAAGAATATAATTGACTTATTACGCACTGAAGAGTGGCATATAAACGACCCTGATATAGACTTTGCTAAGGGTGCTAATAAACTACCTAAAAGCCTAAAGGAAGCTAAACAACTAATTAAACGAAGAAATGGCAGAAACTAAGAGAACCATATTATTAGAATATGATGTAGTCACCAAGAAACTGGTAGATGAGAATGGTAAGGCTATAAAAAGCATCAAGCAGCTTTCTGAGGCTTACAAGAAGCAAGCAGAGGCTGCTCAAAAGATGGGCGATGTAGAGGGAGAGAATAGCAAAATTGTATTAGGCTCTATATCTCATATAAGAAACCAAGTATCTGCTCTTAAACAACAAAGAGATAATACCGCAGTTGGTAGTCAAGAGTTTGAGAACTTAAATGTAAGACTTAGAGAAGCAGAGGCAAGGCTGAAGGCTGCCACTACTGCAACTATACAAAACTCTAATGCTCAAGAGAAAACAAAACAGACTACAAAAGAACTTGCTAAACTCCAAGAGAATCAAGCTCGTTCAGCAGGTCTTGCAGGTGCTGCTACATTTGAATTAGGTCGTACTATTTCGGATTTACCTTTTGGTATTGTTGCGGTAACAAACAACATCTCTCAGTTAGGTACTTTATTCGCTGCTCTTGTTTCTAATGCAGGTAGTGTAAGGGCTGCTTTAGGTAAAATAGGTACTCAACTTCTTGGCCCTGCTGGTATATTAGTGGCGTTTCAAGTTGTTACTGCTGCAATTACATATTTTGCACAACAAAGTAATAAGGCTAAGAAAGAAGTTGCAGACTTGAACTTTGAGCTTGAAGCTCAAGCTTTAGTTCTTGAAGAAATAATCAGATTAAAGAAAGAGGGGGCTATAACAAGTGAAGAAGAAGAGAAGCTTCTTAAAGGTTATGTTGATATAAACAAAGACATTGTTAAGCTTGCCAAAGAAGGAGTTATTTCTGAGAAGGAAAAGAAAGCGTTGTTAGAAGAAAGTTCTGAATTGTTTAAACTAAGAGCTGCTGATGAGAAGGCTCAGAGTGATAGAGATGAACAAAGAAAAACTCTGTCTGAGGAAATATTAGAATTAGAAGAAGAAAGAACAAAAGAACAAAGAAAGTTAAATAGAGAAATTAAGATAGGAGCTTTAGGCCCTGTTGAAATAGAAGCAAGACAAAGGGAAATAAATAAAATAACTGAAGATATACTGCTTAAAGAGTCTCAAAAACTTGATGTTGCAATGGCTGAAGCAAATGCTAAAGCAGACATTGAAGTTCTTGAAGAGAATATAGCTAAGCAAGTTCAAGCTGCATTAGATGCTGAAAAAGAAAGACAGTCAATTCTTGACAAAAGAGCTGATGCTTTAGAGTCTTTAGTTGAGACTCAAACTGAAGAAGAACAAGGGCTTGTTGACCAAGCTATACTTGATAAAAACTTTGAGGCTTTCCAACAACACTACAAAGAACTTTCAAGACTTAGAGGACAACAGTTGTTTAGCCAACAAGCTCAAGAATTAGAAGGCGTAACAGACCAGACCACTATAAATGCAATAGAAGAAAAATATAGATTATTATTTAAGGCTTTAAATGGAGAAATAGAGGAAGGTTTCCGTAGTGGTCTTATGGAAATTATTGGTGAGACCCTTCCTGCAACTTTGGAAGGTAAATTATCTTTATTAGACCTTATTGATGGCCCTGAAAAAACAGAGGCGCAACAATGGGCCGAGAAGGAAGTTAAGAAGTTTAGTGATGCTGTTACGGAAGAGTTCCAAAACAGGGTAGCACAAACACCAGCCCTTAATGGAGAGGGAGAGGGTGCATTTGACTTTGCTAAGGCGTTTGGAATGAGCAAAGAGCGTTTAGATGCTACTATTAATCTCGCTAAAACAGCATTATCTTCTATAGGTGATATTCTATCAGCGGAAGCAGAAAGAGAGATTGCTATTGAGCAAAACAAAACTAACGCAATAAACGACCAACTTAGAGCAAGACTTTCTAATGAACAGTTATCAGCGGATGAAAGAGATAAGATTAATCAGCAGATAGCAAGAAACGAAGCTAAACTTGTAGCAAAAGAGAATGAGATTAACAAGAAGCGTTTTGAACAAGAAAAGGCTATGAATATTTCTATGGCAGTTATAGACACCTTCTCAGCAGCAACAGGAGTTCTTGCAGATACAAAAGGAGGCTCTTTCCTTAGGATAGCAGGTATGATTGCTGTAATAACCGCAGGTCTTGCTAATATAGCTGCTATATCTAAACAGAAGTTTGTAGGTAAAGCAATGCCAAATCCAAGACTTACTGGATTAGGTACAGCAGGAGAGGGAGTAGGAGGCCCTGCCTTTAATGTAGTGGGTGCTTCAGGTCAAAACCAGTTAGCTGAGGCAATACAAGGATTAAGAAATGACCCTCTTAAAGCCTATGTAGTATCCTCAGATGTAACTACTGCACAGCAATTAGAACGCAATATTGTAGAAGGAGCATCAATTTAAAACAAATAACAACCTATAAGTTACCCTAATATGGAAGTATATGAGCTTTTTGTAGACGAAAATAGTGAGGCTTCAGGCATTGAAGCTATCTCAGTCGTTGAAGAACCTGCTATTGAAGAGAATTTTATTGCTCTGAAGGCACAAAAGATAGAATTAGCAGAGATAAACGCAGAAAAACGCATCTTAATGGGGCCTGCGCTTATTCCTGACAAGAAAATCTACCGCAGAAGCGAAGAAGGTGATGAATATTACATCTTCTTTAGTCAAGATACCGTTAGAAAGGCATCTCAGCTGTTTTTAAGCAGAGGAAACCAAAATAACTCAACTTTAGAGCATCAATATGCCCTAAAAGGGATGTCTGTAGTAGAATCTTGGATAGTAGAAGACGAAAAGAAGGATAAATCAGCATTTTATGACCTAAATATGCCAAAAGGCACTTGGATGGTCTCAGTAAAGGTAAATAATGATGAAGTTTGGGAAGAATTTGTTAAAACAGGCAAGGTTAAAGGCTTTAGCATTGAAGGTTTCTTTAGCGACAACGCTGAAAGACCTAAAGAAAGTGTTGAAGAAGACCTTTGCGCAGATTGCTTTGAGGAACTACAAGCGGAATATGCTCTTTTAGAGGCTGTAGCGCAGCTTGAAGAAGAGGTAGAGTTAGAATCTTATGGAGGTTATCCTGAGAGTGCTTCTAACAACGCTAAATTAGGTATCAAACGCAATAAAGAATTAGGAAACAAATGCGCAACTCAAGTAGGAAAGGTTCGGGCGCAACAACTCGCAAGAAAAGAAAAGTTCACAGTCCCAACCCTGAAACGCATTTACTCATATCTCAGCAGGGCAGAAGCCTATTACGATGCGTCAAAGCCAGAGGCTTGCGGTACAATATCATATCTGCTTTGGGGAGGCAAAAGTATGAAAAACTGGGTAGAGTCCAAGTTAAGAGGATTAGACGAACTGGAAAAGATTGATGTAGACCTTTGTTGGGAAGGCTATAAGCAAGATGGATGGAAGATGAAGGATGGTAAAAGAGTTCCTAACTGCGTTAAGAAATAATGGCTAAACAGACTGCTCACATAAAGGCTGATAAGCCTAAGGTGAATAGAAAAGGAATAGGAGCTAAGACTAAGTCGAGTTCATTAAAGACATCTAAGTTATATAAAAAGAAATATAGAGGGCAAGGTAGATGATTAAAAACACTTCATACAAAGTACAATCAGATGTAAACACTGAAGAAGAGCGTTTATACTATCAGATTGAAGAGGGTGCTTATGTTACTACCTCATCAGGAGTATGGACAGTTCAAGATGGTGCTTGGAGAAAGATATATCCATCAGCAGGAGAAGGAAGTGGTTTAGGTTGGGCAAGGTATGATGATGGCACTTATACCTCTTCTAATAAGCTAAGTCTGTCAAGCGGAGTTGAGGTTACTTTAACAAATGATGCCTCTAATGTAGTTACAAGTCACTCAGGAGTACAATACTACAACGGAACTACCAATAAGATTCTTGCTGAGTATGAGAATGATGTTTATATAATGACTGCTGCGTTTAAGGCTTCTGCTGCTAACGCTAACTCTACATTCTTACAACTCAACTTAGAAGCAGGTAATGGAACTCCCTATGATAGAATAAAATTTGACATACCGTTTCCTAAAGGAAATGATGTAGAACATAGTGAGCATCACATATTCCAATACTACGCAGATTCTTCTTTTGTAGCTAATGGAAGTAGCTTAAAGATAACTGCTGTAGGTGGTTCTGCTGAGGTATGGGATATTATATTCTTTATACAAAAGACACAGAGCTATGCGTAGAAATAGAAGATACAATCCAAGTAGAACAAGTCCAAGAGAAAATAGAAGGGCTTGTCTTTGTAAAAACAGAAGCCTATACAGCAGAAAGTGTTGTAAGGGCAATATGATTAATCAAGGTATTGGCTACATAGGTAGTTAAAAATACAACAGGTTGTAATTAATTAGTTAACTATATATAAATCAAATTTATGAAAGCAATCGAAATCGTAGAAAAGCTAAAGTCTGTTCTACTTTCTGCTGATGACACACAAGTTGAGCCTGCTGCTGAAGAGCAAGTAGAATTAGCTGCTGAAGAAACTCAGAATGTAGATGAGATAGAGGTTAAAGACGCTGTTGAATTAGCGGAAGACGAAGAAATGCCTGCTGAAGATAGCGCAGAAGAAGCTCCTGAAGAGCCTAAGTACGCTACTAAGGAGGAATTAGAAGCTGCACTTGCTGAGATGAAAGCAATGTATGAGCAGATTATGGAAAAGATGGGTTCAGAGGAAATGGAAACTGAAGTTCCTGCTGAAGAACTATCTAAAGAAGAACTATCTGCTGAGTCACCTGTAGAGCCTATTGCTCACAGCCCTGAAGTGGAAGACAAAGCAAAACTTAGCTTCTTCAAACAAAACAAACCACAAACTACTATGGGAGTGGTTTATGAAAAAATGTTTAACAAGTAATTATTAAATAAAAATGGCAACAACTACTTCAATCACTACTACTTATGCTGGTGAATTTGCAGGACAGTATATTTCAGCTGCCCTTCTTTCAGGCAAGACTCTAAACGAGGCTGCTATCAGCATTAAACCAAATGTAAAGTACAAAGAGGTTATCAAGAAAGTTTCTACTTCAGGACTTATTGCTAACGCATCTTGTGACTTTGCTGACACAGGAAATGTAACACTTACTGAGCGTATTCTTCAACCTGAAGAGTTCCAAGTAAATGTTGAATTATGTAAAAAAGACTTCCGTTCTGACTGGGAGGCTATCCAAATGGGAATTGGTGCATTTGACCAACTACCTCCAAACTTCGCAGACTTCCTAATTGCTCACACAGCTGGTAAAGTTGCTGAGAAAACTGAGCAAAACATTTGGGGTGGAGTAAACGCTAACGCAGGTGAATTTGATGGATTCTCAGTTCTTATGGCTGCTGACTCTGATGTAAACGATGCTGCTAACGGTTCTGAAACTTCATTCACTGCTTCTAACATTGTAGGATTACTTGAGAACACTTTAGATGCAGTTCCTTCAACTGTTTATGGTAGAGAAGACCTTACTATCTATGCTCCAACTGTAGCTTTCAAAGCTTACATCCGAGCTTTAGGTGGATTTGGTGCTGCTGGATTAGGTGCAGCTGGTGTTGATAGCAGAGGTTCACTTTGGTACAACAACGGAAACGCTCTATCTTTTGATGGTGTTAAAATCCAACACACTCCTGGTATGCCTGCTGACCACATCATCGCTGGTGAGGCTTCTAACCTTTACTTCGGTACTGGTCTATTATCTGACCACAACGAGGTTAAAGTTATTGATATGGCTGACCTTGATGGTTCTCAGAATGTACGAGTAATTATGCGATTCACTGCTGGTGTTCAGTACGGAATTGGGTCTGACCTTGTATTGCTAACTTTAGCATAATAAACAAATTGTATAACGAAAGAGGGTAGGTGTGCCGAAGAGCCTGCCTACCCTTTTTTAATAAAAAATAAAACTATGAGTTGCGACATTTCAGCAGGAAGAGTATTACCTTGTAAGGATGCTGTAGGTGGATTGAAGAATGTTTACTTCATCAACTACGACTCAGCGGTTAGCATTGACGAAGAGGCGGATGGTACAGTAGTATCTGTTTCGGGTTGGGCAGCTACAGCTGATGTATTCAAGTACGAACTTAAAGGGAACTCTTCTTTAACACAGAACATCCAGTCTTCAAGAGAGAATGGAACTACTGCTTTTGAGCAGGTATTAGAACTTACCCTACCAAAACTTAGTGCTGCCGATAACCAAGCTATTAAGCTATTATCATTCGGTAGACCAAGAATTGTAGTAGAGGACTATAACGGAAACCTATTCTTAGTAGGTAGAGAGAACGGTGCTGATGTAACAGGTGGTACTATTGTAACTGGAGCAGCTATGTCTGACTTATCAGGTTACACACTTACCTTTACAGGTATGGAGCGTACTCCTGCAAGCAGTGTAACAGGTACTTTCCCAGCTGCCTAATTAATATAGACAGCCTAATGATTAGAGCAGCCCCGTAAGGCTGCTTTTTTCGTTTGTATAGGTACAAATAAAAACAGAAAACATACTATTAGGTTATCCTATTGTGATACAATTAAGACCTATACAGACAGCACAGACTTTCAGTATTATTCCCTCTTCTTATGCAAGTGCGGACTTAGATGCTGCAACGCTTTCTTTAACGGAGAATGGTACTTACCAATCAGAGTTAGATGTAACCTTTACTTATGCTACTTCCTCTAACGGGAACTTCATAGAGATTACAGCAACTCCTACTATTGAATTAAAGGAAGACCAAATATATACACTTGAATTAGGCACAGACTCTAAAGTGCTATTTAGAGATGTAGTTTATGTAACAAGTAAAACAGACAAAAAAGAAGTATTTAGCTATCCTAATACCTATACTCAGTATGGTACGGATGATGACTATATAGTATTGTAATATGGCAAGAAACAGCGCACACTTAAAAAAGGAGTATAAGAATAGCATTAGGGTAGTAAACCTTAGTGGCTATCAGTCTCCTGAGATTATTGAAGATGACCGTAAGGATTGGGTGTTATACCTTACAGGAGATGACCATCAAGACTACTTTGACAGCCTTGTAGATAACTACTTAGGAAGCCCTACTAACGCTTGTTGTATCAACGGTATTACCGAAATGATATACGGTAGAGGGTTAGATGCTACAGATAGTGCAGAAAAGCCACAGATGTACGCTAAGATGAAGCTATTATTTAAGCCATCTTGTATGCGTAAGCTGGTTAATGACTATAAGTTATTAGGTCAAGGTGCTTTGCAAGTTATCTACAACAAGACTAAGACTTCTATTGTTAAGGTAGTACACTTTCCTATGGAGACTCTTAGAGCAGAGAAAGCTAAGGATGGTAAGATTAAGGCATACTACTATCACCCTAAGTGGAGTGAGCTAAAGCCTTCTGACAAACCTAAGCGTATTCCTACCTTTGGAAACGGAGCAAAAGGAGACCTTATTGAGTTATACATCTTTAAGCCTTACAAGTCAGGATTCTATTACTATTCACCTGTTGATTATAACGGATGTCTTCAGTATGCTAACTTAGAAGAAGAGGTAGCTAACTACCATATCAATAATATTCAGAATGGCTTACAGCCATCTCTCTTATTCAACTTCAATAACGGAGTTCCTAACGAAGAGACTCAAGAACTTATTGAGAGAAAGATTTATGATAAGTTCAGCGGTAGCTCAAACGCAGGTAAATTTGTACTTACCTTTAATGACTCTTCAGAAGACCAAGCCACTATTGAACCTATACATCTGCCTGATGCTCACGCACAGTACCAATTCTTGGCAGATGAAGCAAGAGAGAAAATTATGCTTGGACACCGCATTGTATCTCCTATTCTATTAGGTATTAAAGATAACACTGGATTTGGTAACAACGCAGAAGAGCTTAGAACAGCCTCTATCATTATGGATAATATGGTTATCCGCCCATTCCAACAGCAAATTACTGAAGGGCTAAGTGAGATACTTGCCTTCAATCAAATCTATCTTAACTTATACTTTGTTACGCTACAGCCTATTGAGTTTACAGAACTTGATAATATTGCTACTAAAGTTAAGAGAGAAGAAGAGACTGGTGAGAAGCTGTCTAAAGTAGAAGAGCAAACAGACTTATCAGACGAAGAGTTTGAAGATATCTTTGAGCAGTTAGAGGAATTAGGAGAGGTTATCTCTGATGATTGGGAATTAGTATCTGCTGAGAAAGTAGAACTTGCTAATGTATCAGAGAAGGATGCTAAACCCTCTAAGGAGTCTTCTCAGGACAATAAAGGCTATAAGGTACGCTATGCCTATATGCCTATGAGAAAGTCTCCTGACAGCCGTTTATTCTGTCAAAAGATGGAGGGTATCACAGAGAAGGATATTGTATTCCGCTTAGAAGATATTAATCAAATGTCTTTCAGAGGTATCAACAAAGAATTAGGACACAAAGGAAGAAACTACTCGCTATTTAAGTTTAAGGGCGGTAAGAACTGTCACCACTTTTGGGAAAAGAGAGTTTATAAGAAGAAACAACAAGTAAGCGAAGAAGAGGCTTTATCAGAAGGCTATGTAGCACCAAACAATCCAAGTGAAGTGCCAGTAGCACCAAAAGATATGCCAAACGGAGGTGCTTACCCAACAAATAAATAAAAATGGCAAATAAGGCACTATTTATAAAGTTAAGTGAGTTAAAGAAGAAGTCTATTATTGCTGGTAACTTAGACCCTGACAAGTTAGTACAATTTGTTGAGGTTGCTCAAGATACTCACATACAAAACTACTTAGGTGGTAAGCTGTATAAGAAGCTACAAGAGCTAATTATTGCAGGTACTATTGATGATGCAGGAAATGCTGACTATAAGACTCTTATTGATGACTATGTAAAGCCTATGCTAATATGGTTTAGTCAAGCGGACTATATTCCTTTTGCTGCCTTTCAAATTAGCAACGGAGGGGTTTATAAGCACAGAAGCGAGAATAGTGATACAGCAAGTATGGATGAGGTAAATATGCTTGCAGCAAGAGCCTTAGAGACTGCTGAGTTCTACACCCGTAGATTTATGGACTATATGGACTTTAACAGCCAGCTATATCCTGAGTACACTACTACTGCAAATGAGGATATGCACCCTGACAAGGATGTAAACTTTGGAGGAATATATTTAGGGTAGTGGGTAAGATTAGAGGCAAATATAAACCTAAAGAGGATAATGTACAGAAGTTGATAGCCTTCTTGCATAAATTAGAGAAACAACAAAAAGAGAAAAAAGAGTTATCTAATAAAGGAGAACAATGATAACAAACTGGGGACAAGCACAAAATAATACTGGATGGGGCAGCATCTACAACCAAACTTGGGTAGGAGAGTATATCTTTCTTACTGTGGTAGGAGATGGTAATGACTTTGCTAAGAGGGTGTCGGATGATAGTGGTACTATGGAGGCGCATACAACATTGGTAGGAAACTTAAATTATAGCTTAAAATGAGTAATAAATACGATAAAGCAGGATTAGCGATGATTCCTTCGGGGTATAAGGCTTCGAAGGTTTATAGCGTTATTCCAAATAGTACAGATGGTGATTTCGACTTCTCAAGGTCGGGAAGTGCTACGAGGGTAAATAAGGATGGTCTTATTGAGGTAGTAGGAAGTAATGTACCAAGATTAGACTATCCTATTATTGATGGAGTAGTACAAGACACCCCTTCTTTGTTGTTAGAGCCAAGTAGGACTAATAGGATTGCACATAGTGAAGATTTTACATCTTGGACTGCATCAAATATAAATGTAACGAGCAATTCTACAATATCTCCTGATGGCTCTTCTAATGCTTCTTTAATTTCAATTAGCGGAGGAACTTCTGACCAAAGAATTTATTACAGTGTAACTTATTCAGGAACTAATGTTTTTTCTGTGTTTGCTAAAGCAAATGATTCTAAATGGCTAATGTTGCAAACGGGTGGTTCTTCTAATAAATGGTTTGATTTAGAGAATGGGGTCTTAGGTGGCTCAACTGTAACCTCTGCTTATATAGATTCTTTTATTGAAGATTACGGAAATGGTTGGTATAGATGTGGAATGATTTTTACAGATAGTTTCACAACAACAACAAGAATATATCCCGCAGAAGGAGATTTAGATGTAACACATACAAGTGGCTCTATTTATATATGGGGAGCGCAATCCGAAACAAGTTCTTCTTACCCTACTTCATATATTCCAACATCAGGTAGTGCAGTAACAAGAAACGCTGAGGTATGTAACGGAGCAGGAACTTCTGCTGATTTTAATGATTCAGAAGGGGTATTGTTTGCTGAGATATCGGCTCTTGCTAATGATAGTACATCGAGAGTTATTACTTTAGGGGATGGGACGAGTTCTAATAGGATACAAGTATTTTTCTCAACTACATCAGATACAATTGTAGGTAATTTAATTTCAGGGGGTGTTTCTCAGGCTTTATTTAGCTATGTTGTTAATGACATTACAACTGAATCTAAAATAGCATATAAATATAAAGCAAATGACTTTTCTTTTTGGATAAATGGATTTGAAATAGCAACAGATATATCAGGCTCTGTTTCATCAGGGTTATCTGAATTAGCCTTTGATAACGGAACAGGAGCATCTGACTTCTACGGAAAAACCAAACAACTAATTACCTTTAAAGAAGCATTAACAGATGCTGAATTAGAAGAACTAACCTCTTGGCAGTCGTTTAATGATATGGCAACGGAACAACTATATACAATAGAATAAGATATGGCACAAACATTTAAATACGGAAATGGTGTATGGGCAACTAAGGAGGGTTCATCTCTTGCGTTCAATGACCAAGATGGACACTATAAGCCTCTTCCTTTTACTACGACAAGAGCCTCTTCTGCTACAAGGGTAAACAAACAAGGCTTAATAGAAGTAGTAGGTAACGACAGAGCAAGAATTGATTATTCTGAGACATCGAAAGGTGCTTTGTTATTAGAGCCTGCAAGGACTAACTTGATTACTTATTCGGAGGATTTTACTCAATCAGTTTGGTCAAAAACAAATTCCACAGTAACCGCTAATCAAGGCATTTCGCCTGATGGTGAAAATAACGCTACTCTATACACCGCATCAAACGCTTCTGATAGATTAGAAACTAATTTTACTTTACCTTCTACTGTTAAGACATTTAGCATTTGGGTAAAAAGTTATGATAACACACCTGTTAGTGGAATAGTAACATTTTCAGGATTAAATACAGTTAACTTTACATCTACAAATGAATGGCAAAGAATAGTTGCGGTAAGAGATTCGTCAGGAGATACTTTTAAGGCTTCTTTAAGATTAGGAGAAGGTTCTCTTTTAGTATGGGGAGGACAATTAGAAGAAGGTTCTTACGCAACCTCTTACATACCTACAAGCGGTTCGACTGCAACAAGACAAGCAGATACTGCAAGTGGTGCAGGAGTAGCTAATGTTTTTAATGACTCAGAGGGTGTTTTGTATGCTGAGATATCGGCTCTTGCTGATGATAGTACAAGTCGTAGAATTAGCAT